TTGTGTTAACATGGCCTCCGATGAGAGATAGAGCGAGTGAGGATCCCTCACAGACACCATACTATCCTGATCAGGAAGCAGGTTTCTCATTCCCATTAGGTAAACAACTAGCATGGTGGGAGAATGAAGACCTAGTAAGAAGAAGTCTTAAGGAAGCCTTCTATCAAGAGTCACACAATAAAGACTCAGTTGTATGGTATTCAGGTACCGACAAAGCAAAATTCAGAGTTAGATTTAAAGTAACTCTCACACAATGTACAGATCCACCTTAAATTATGGCAGGTTTTAATCCAAGAGAGGTCAATGCAGAAAGATCTCTAGAGAAATCATCAAAAGAGTTAAGGACTCTTAAGAAGGTCATCGAAAAGTATAAGGATGATCCGAAGGGTAAGAAGAAGATGCTCAAACAGATGCAGAAGTACTGGAGGAGTCCTTTGGCAGAGGTGAGGTCTCTCGACTACAAACCGAAGGGACCTAACTGGACACCGCCTAAAGATCTTGAGGCAAATCTGGAGGCAATGGCCGAATATGTTGACCCACGTAAGGAATGTGATGAAACCGAGATAAATAACAGTTCGTTAACACCTGACCAAGAACAGGAGTTACGTGCTAAACTGTCCAAAACAAACAAAACCGATGATTAATCTGGAGGAGAAGTATGGGTCTTACATAGGAAGCAGTAAGACTTTTAAAATTGATGGAGTAAGAGAACCAGTAACAGGGTATGGATACCACTGTGATGGGTCAGATATAAAAGGTTACTGGGTTAACACTCGTAACTATAAATTATTCTACAATTTGAATGAACAATTCATTAAGATGGTACCATTAAATGACGTGGAATATACAGAACCTATTTCCGAAGCCCCTAGCATCGTCGAAGATTAATCCAGAGGTCTGTGACATTCTTACTGAGATGTTACAGGACTATGATTTCTCAGAGGATGAGGGTGGACTGAGTGCTGTTACTGTTAATAAGCATGTCTTACAAAACAAAACAGCAGTCCACGACTACCTTTATAGGAAGGTGCGACAGGTTATATGTGAGTTAGGATATCATTGTGATGTCCAGATCACTACCTCTTGGTTTACTGCTACACTTAGTGGTGGGTCAGCAGATGAGCATGCACATTGCAACTCTTGGTTTTCTGCTGTAGTATATTTTGATGAGTATGATAAAGATACTTCTCCAATCCAGTTTGTAAACCCTCCACAAGGGGTCTACGTGAGTCCTTCACAGGACAATGATTATAATGCTACGGATGAGGTTATAGTACCTGAAAAGGGTACTATATTATTGTTCCCTAGCAATGTAAGACATCGAGTGTTAAAGAATTACTCTCAGTATGAGAGATACTCACTAGCATTTAATGTGTTACCAAAAGGTTATGTAGATGTAGGTGATTCATCCTACATGTATCAGTGACACAACTGTCACAAGGGGGGTTGACGGATAACCCTAATGTATACTATTATAAATACTTCTTAACAAAGGACTCGAAATTATCGTAACCCTGTGTTGGAATTAAAAGACTCCCATGTCGGGGAAGTCTATCATCCGCAGGGTTTTTCTATGCCCATGCGAGAAACTAAAATCAAAAATGATTAAATCAACAATCGCAGCTCTTGCTGCATCACCTCTACTACTCTCTGGAGCCGCTTTTGCTGGTCCATATGTGAATGTAGAAGCAAATGGTTCATATCCTGATGGTGATTACGCTTCTGGTAATCTAGAACTTCAAGTTGGATACGAAGGTTCAACAGAAGGCGGTCTTGACTGGTACGCTTCTGTAGGCCCTACAGTTCCTCACACAGAAACAGCTGATGATTTCGGTGATGTAGAAATCGCTGGATACCTTGGTGGTTCTTATGGATTCACTGATAATCTTAGTGCTTATGCTGAGATCTATGGTCAGACAACTCCTTCAGATGACAACGACTTCTCTGGAAAAGTTGGTGCTAAGTTCAGTTTCTAAATAACTGATAGTTCGAGATGGATCGAGACCCTCACATTGTGGGGGTCTTTTTTTTATGTCTGTATATCTTGATACAATTTGGTAGCAACAAATACAAAAAACTGTATAATAGTGATACCAAAAAATAATGTGTTATAATATACTATAGTTCAAAAAGGTATGTTTATGACAGTATCCTCTCCTAGACGGAAGAATCGTCTTCAAGAGGCCAGTCTTATAGAAGGACCAATGCTCCTTCTACAGAATATCCGTGGGTTTAGATCACATCGTTCTTTATGGTGGCTAGCCTGTGTTCCAATTGCTCTATTAGGTTTAGGATTGTTTGACCTTGCTGCTCATGCAAATGAGTTGCCTACTGAACTTAATGCAGCATTTTTGGCAAACAATCTTTGGTTACTTGTAGCAACAATCCTAGTCATCTTCATGAATGCAGGATTCGCAATGGTAGAAGCAGGTATGTGTAGGCAGAAGAATGCAGTTAACATTCTTTCTAATAACTTATTTGTATTTGCACTAGCAGTAACATCTTATTGGTTTGTCGGATATTCCTTAATGTACGGTGATGCCGTAGCACAAGGATGGCTTTATTTCAACGGTTTATTTTTTGATCCTACTGTAACTCCAGAGTTAATTGGAGAAGGTGGATTGGTTCCAACAGTTGACTTCTTATTCCAAGCAGCATTTGCTGGAACAGCAGCAACTATAGTTTCAGGTTTAGTAGCAGAAAGAGTTAAGTTTGGTGAGTTCGTTGTGTTCTCATTAGTTCTTACTGCATTCATCTATCCTATTGCAGGAAGTTGGCAGTGGAATGGTGGTTGGTTAGCAGAAGCAGGGTTTATTGACTTTGCTGGTTCATCAATCGTTCACTCTGTGGGTGCATGGGCAGGTCTTGTAGGAGCATTTCTTCTTGGGCCACGTATTGGTAAGTATGTTAATGGTAGAGCACAAGCAATGCCTGGTCACAACATGGCAATTGCTACACTAGGTGCATTGATTCTTTGGATTGGTTGGTATGGATTTAATCCAGGTTCTCAACTAGCAATGGATCAATGGGTTCCTTATGTTGCAGTTACTACTACACTTGCAGCAGCAGGTGGTGCTATTGGTGCAACCATTCTTACTACAATTAAAAATGGTAAACCAGATTTAACCATGATTATCAATGGTATTCTTGCTGGACTTGTTAGTGTTACTGCTGGATGTGGTAATTTAACTATGTCAGGTGCTTGGTTAGCAGGTCTTGTTGGTGGAGGAATAGTAGTCTATTCTGTTGCCGCATTAGATTCTCTACGGATTGATGATCCAGTTGGTGCATTCTCTGTTCACGGAGTATGTGGTATCTGGGGAACTGTTGTTGTAGGTCTTTGGGGTTATGATATCCAAGGAACTGGAGCAGGTCTAGGACTCTTTACTGGTGGTGGATTTGATCAACTCTTTATTCAGATTGTTGGTTGTATTGCCTATGCTGTATGGACAGTAATCACTTGTTATATTACTTGGAAAGTAATTGGTGCTGCCTTTGGTGGTATTCGTGTTACAGAAGAGCAAGAAAAACTAGGTCTTGATATTACAGAACATGGTATCGAAGCCTATCCTGACTATGCAATGTCTGGAAGTGGTGTTAGTAACAGGTAAATTTTTAATATATCAACACAAGACCCCTTAACAGGGGTCTTTTTTTGTGTTAAAATAACAATACTGTATCTTAAGATACAGTTAAGACCCCATATATATTTTGCCCTAAGCGGATCCAAATGAAAAGGCTTATCGCAGTAACAGCACTAGTTGCTTTAATGACACCAGGTTGTGCAGAAGCACGAACAAGACTCTCAGGAGCAGGTGCATCATTCCCATCTAAAATCTACCAAAGATGGTTTGCCGACTTCGCAAAAGAAGGAGGACACAGAGTAAACTACCAAGCAGTTGGTAGTGGTTCAGGTAGAAAAGCATTCCTTGATGAGACAGTGGACTTCGGAGCATCCGATGATCCTATGAAGCAAGGTGATATAGCAAAAGCAAAAAGAGGATTAGTCCAGATACCTATGACAGGAGGCACAATTGCTTTCGGTTATAATATGCCTGGGTGTGATTTAAAACTTACACAAGAGCAAGCAGTCCAAGTTGCTATTGGTGAGATAAACAACTGGAATCAAGTAGGATGTGATGATCAGAAGATGACTTGGGTGTATCGTTCTGATGGTTCTGGTACTACTGCTGCATTTGCAAACTCTATGCAAGCATTCAGTAAGAAGTGGAAACTGGGTGTGGGTAAATCCATTCCTTGGCCAGTTGGTATAGGAAACAAAGGTAATGCTGGTGTTGCTGGTAATATCAGAACTACACCAGGTTCTATTGGATATGTAAATCAATCCTATGTTAAAGGTGAGATAGTTGCTGCTGCACTACAGAATAAGAATGGTGAGTATGTTAAACCATCTGTAGAGGCAGGTGCAATAGCATTGAATGGAATTACCCTTGATGAGAATCTAGCAGGTACAGATCCAAATCCAGAGGCAGAGGGTGCATATCCTATTGCTACATTGACTTGGGTACTTGCATATGAGACAGGTAATGGTCGTAAAACTGAAGCAGTAAAGGAAACTTTATCAAAGTTATTGAGTACAGAGTATCAAGAGAAAGCATCTGTTTTAGGATATGTTCCTTTGAGAGGTGACATTCTTGAAAAGTCTCGTCAAGCAGTTGAGAGGATTGGAAAATAATATATAAAGAAAAGACTTTGTGTAAGACATAAGATTTGAAATGGAAACAATTAGAGTAAGATGCCGTTCCTGTGGAAAGGAATTGGAGAGTGCTGCTGGAAAATCCGTGTGTTGTGGTTGTTCTAATATGACCACAATTAAGGGTGATGTTATCTCTGCAAATGATATGGGTGAAGTGATTATGCTTACTTCATATTCATCAAAAAAGAAAACTGAAGGATTAACTGATCAGGATCTTGAATGGCAAAATCAGAGAAGAAAGCGTAAAATACGCAAGTTAGACTTTGAAGTTAGATAAATACTTTTACTCAAATCAACAACTTGCAGCACTCTTCAATAGCAGGGAGGTTTGAGAGAAGCATTTTAAAAACCAAATGACCGACAGATCTATTGAATCTGAACTTAAAGACGTTCATAAGAAACTGGACGATATTGAGAAGAAGCAAGAGATGATGAAAAAACTATATGATTTGGAAAGAGAGCAACAACAAAAAATGGGTAAACGCCCATCAAGTCACGTCCATGAGATGATGTGATATAATAGATATTATTAAGTTCAGGCTGATACAATGACTGAAGAAGCAATCAAAAAGATTCTTCCACATCTATGTTATACTAAAGAAGAAGTGGATATATTGATTGCTGCTGCTGTAGAAGAAGCAAGAAGAATTGATGAAGAATCTATGGCAAAGCATAATCGAGAAGCAACTGTTATCAGTATGATTCTAGGATTTATAGCATTGGCATTGTTCCTTGATGGTACATTAAGACTATTAGGTATCATTCCACCCTTTATGGACATAGATATAAGTATAGTTGATAAGATTGCTGATAAAGTAGAAACAGAAGTTATGCCTATGGTTCAGGATGCTGTTAAGAAAATACCGAGGATAAGATGATTCTAGAAACATTCTTAATACTTGCAGCATTACCATTTGTAGGACTAACACTTTTCTTTGGGACAAAGAATGGTTATTATGATAGTGATGATTATACAGGTGATGGTTGTGCTCACGATGTAAAACGATGAAACCTAGAAACTATTACATATTTTGGGGTGCTCTTTCAGTTGCTGTTATTGTTCCACAGATAGTCGCTGCATTTGC